CTTGGTTACCATGGCCGAATCGTTAAAAACTCTGAGGATGTTAACAAATCCTCTGAGTATTTTAACTGCATTTGGCCGATCGAATTCCATTAAGGAAGTCGTTCAGTCCGTTGCTAATGGACATCTGACGTACAAATACGGTTGGAAACAACTTTATAAAGATATTACCGATTTTGGTAATCTTTATGAAAGCGTATCTGACCATATGAAGTACTTACAGGAATCCAAAGGCAAGTGGCGACCATTGTCCGCTCAACAAGTGGACGAAGTCTCTCCTGGTATCACCTACGATTTGGGCCGTGTAAACTATACTAAAACTAAGTTTAGTTTTGACGGCTACAAAAGGACATCTGTGTTTAGTTTGCACTCCATACTGTCAGCAGCGGAAGCTGCGCAGACCCGGAGTCAACTTACAATGCAGGGCCTTGGTGTAGGTAAGATAATAGAAGCGGCATGGGATATCGTACCCTTTAGCTTTATGGTTGATTGGTTAATCAACTGGAAAGCCATTGGAAATGCGTTATCTGCCGGAAACTTCTCGACCCACAAACTACGTTATGTCGGGCACTCTACCAAATATGAGTGGACCATGCATCCTTCAGTGGATGTGTTGGGCCCCTCTCTTTGGGACGGTACCCCCGGTGTAGTAAGTTCGTGGACTGGTAAACCGGGCGTAATACGCTCAGTTTATTCAAGGACCCCAGGATTTCCTGATGGTCACGAGAACGCCGGTGTGTTTTCCGGATTATCCCTTACCAATCTAGCGGACGCTGCGGCAATAATAGTCCAGCGCCTATAGATTGTAACCCATAGGAGGCCTATCATGGCATCAACAACACTGTCCCTTAAAGACGAGGCTGAAACTGCTATAGTTTACAGCCTCGTAGGACAAACGCCAGACGCTGCGGTTTACCGCAACGTTAATCGTTCATTAGCTTTACCCCAGTCTCTGGATTTCAAGTTCAAACTTGGAAGCCCAGGTGCAAAAGGTAACGATAAGATAACCGTCACATTGAGAGATACGGTACAAAATAGCACAACAGGCGTCGTATCGACTGCCACGTTGGCTATTAACGTATCTATCCCTCGAGACGACGCTTGGACCGAACAGATGACGCAAGATTTGCTCATCCAGGTACAAGATCTCTTATCGGATGCTAATTCGATATCTCTGGCGGACGGTATAACTCCTTAATTGAAGTTATATGGTTGATGCTCCAGATAGGTCATAGGAGGAAACGTTGAAGAACGGGACCCTAAGGCCTACTGTGGTATTACAACCACAGTCCATACTACTAGCAATCAAACTTGATTGCCAATCATGGTCACCTAACTCTTACCTTGATCAAGACTTTTCTTATCTTATAAACAGATATGAAAAGGAAGGAGACGCTTTTATATGCGTCACTCTTCCATCTCTTGGTAAGGCAGTTGAGACATCACTCGTACGGAGCGAACCTTTACAGGTTCCTCTAGGGTGGCGTCTCCACAAGAGTAATAGGTTACCGGTCGTATTGAATACATACTTCTCGTATGTGTTCGACAACGACGGTCGTCCTCGAGACCCGGATGAACATTCCATAACCGCAGTACAGTTACTGCGTCAGGTTTGTTTGTTTTGGTCAAAGAAGACTACCAACAACCTTGAAGGCGAAGACGAAGCCATAAAGAAATTTATGGATCGGGTTCGCCTACCAAGACATCGTATATGGGATAGCATGAAATATAGCCATCCCAAACAACGATTAAGCTTGGCTCGCGCTAAAAACGCGATACATGAGTTGTTCGATGCAAAGGCACCAGAGTGCAGTCCATTCATGGAGTTCGTCAAGAACCCATGGGGACGGCATGGTCCTGGAGCAGTTGCCGACCATGAGCAGGCGTCAGACAAATGGAGTTTCAAGAGTATACCCCAGATTCCCGACCTATTGTATAGGTGGGCAAATGAGGATGCTACTTATCCTTCACTGGATAAGTCTCCATCATCACGTGTCACATGCGTACCCAAGGATTTTAGAAGTCCTCGGATCATATGCATTGAGCCTAAAGAATTCCAATTTGCCCAACAGGGCTTAATGGAACTTTTGACTCAACATGTGCATGAACATCGTCTGACTAGACGGAACATTAATTTCCGACATGTCGGTAGGTCTCATCAGTTGTGTTTTAACACAAATTTTGCGACCATTGACATGAAGGATGCTTCGGATTTGATATCTTTACAACTTGTAAAGTATCTATTTCCAAAGTGGATGTACCGTCTACTTGTACGTTACCGTACGCCTAATGTAGATGAAACGCGTTCTACGTGTTTCGCTACTATGGGTAGCGCGCTATGTTTTCCTGTGCAAACTATAGTGTTCTGGGCTTTGAGCCGAGGAACTATCGATGCACACAAAAGAAAACAGAGTGCGTATGTCGGGAAGGAAGAGATCCGAGTATTTGGAGACGATATTATCGTCCCTAAATGGATCGCTTCTCGCTTGTGCGACGTGCTAACAGCCTGTGGAATGAAGGTTAACCCAGACAAAACATGTATCTCCTCTTTTGTAAGAGAATCATGTGGCGAATGGGTGTATGCGGGTAAGACAAACCGCATATTAAAACCTAAAGTTCCTCACATCAAGTCGATTAAGGAGTGGACAGCAGTGATAGACTATGCTGACGGTTTCTTTGAAAAAGGATACCATCATCTAGCTACACTGCTCAGAGATCTAGCCTTTGAATTCTATCGTCCGATCACTCGGTACGGTAGGAATCTTCAAAGGCCGGAAATCCGCGTCCCGGCTCTCGTGCCGAAACGCGCTCCGAAATTGCAGGATTATTCTGCGCTTTATGCGTGGAACTTCCACAGTAATACGAGTCCCTTCCTCAGGGAGACCCGGTCTAGGGTTAAATGGGGATGGATTAGACAAAATTCTAACTTTTCTTTTGAAAAGCTTGTCTAATA